GTTATCCAAGTTTTCTTTTGTAACTTCTACACGTTTAGTCAGTCCTCTGTTACTCTGTTGCACCTTTGCAAAGGCTATAAGAGCACAAAATGCTACTAATCTATCCACGTTTAGTCCATCTCTGTAAGCCTGCATCTCACGTAGGAGCATAATATCTGGTATACGTTCAGCACCATATATTGTTTTTACTATATCTCCGTTCTCTTTAGTCTCATGGTCAAGCTCTTCTTTTAAAAACTCAATCCCATAAGACAACACTGTACCCTTAAATAATGTACCCACGTTCTTCCAACCATACTCTTGGAATACGTTACGGTTGGCACCAATGTCTTTTAAGAACAAGATCATATCTTTTGGTACAAGATATCTCTGCTTTTTCTTGCTTATCATATACTGAATGAATAAAGCTACGTTATTTTCTACAACGGTCCAAGCATTATACCATTCTATAAGAAGCTCTAATCTTTCATGTGTTTTGTTAAGATCATCAAAACGTCCGCACCATGATGCTACAATCATGTCACGTTCTATCTCGTTTTTAACTCTACCGTTACCGTCATCCTTAATAACCTCCACTGGATTCTTATATACGTATATAGAACATAGTGATTCAGATGTAGTGGTCTTTCCTTCCCCAACAGGGTCCACAGAAGCATAGTACATCCCAAATGGTGGATCTTTATGAGGTCTTTCGTAAATACACAGCACACCTTCCTTGTCTTCAGTCTTCTTGGATATAGGAAACTCCATAATAGGAATCTTCCTAGACGGTTTGTCTACTATTTTACCCTCAGCATTTCTAGAAAGTTCTAAGTATTCTACAGAATATTCTTTATCTTGGATACGTTGCATCTGTTTAGCAACTAAGTGTGGAGGGAACACACTCACCTTACGGGTAGCAAAAGCCTCTTCAATACAACGTGGTTGCTGAGATACAGTAAGTTGATAAGCTGCCGGATCTAAATCCCTTTTCATCTTCTCAAATTCTTTCTCTAGAGCCTCTAAAGCTTCCTCCACCTTAGAGTTACCCCACTGATCAATATAAGGGGGCATAGACCACTGTTCTGGGATAAATAGACCTGTAACACCAATCGTTCCATCCTTGTCTATAAGGCTGCTTTCTACCCCATAGAAGCCATTCTCTTCTGGATGTAGTATATACTCTTTCATTGGCTCACACTGATCTAGATCACCGACTGATCCAGCTGCAATAAACTGACCAGTAATCATGTGACCAGACTTAAGTGCTGGCTTCATAAATCCATATGTGTCATCCATCTTAGGTGCGATACCTGCTTCCTCATGAAAGAAGTATGTTACAGGTCCACCGACACCATGTGTAGGGTCTTTCTCAAAGGAGTATAGGTTGATCGTAGATTTCAAACCTTTATAAGTGTCACGACCACCTATCCTCACCTTAATCTGTTGCTGCCACGCCCCGACTTTATCAGGCTCAGCTGGACGATACCAGGCTGTGTGTTCATTTAAAAAGTTCTTATATTCATTAAGAAACTTCCATGAGCCTTTCTCGTTTATATAATCTTTTAAAGAAGCCCCTATTTTTAAAACAGCTCCTTCTTCAAACCAATACTGGTTAAGTAGTTTAGCCATGTGGAAATAAGAGGAGGCTATCTGACGCTTCTTTAGAATGATTGCGTGCTTCCAATGTAATTCCGCAAGATGCTCATATAGAGCCATGTGGTACTGAGCATCTCTCACCTTAGCAAAGTCAAACCTTTTTTCTTCTTTATCATAGATAGGAAGAAAGTTTAACCACATGTAGTAGTCCCTACTTATATACCATTTTTGATCACCATCTTTTACAATAATACCATTACGGCATTTTGCTTTCTGATCATTCCAGTAGGCAATAAAATCTTTGGTTTTTACGGGAGCTGCACAATAATATCCTTGTTTCTGAAACTTACGACCCTCTTCATTAAAGATCTTACTAGTTTCATTAAACTCGTACTTACCTGGCTCCTTAAAAATAGACAACAAGAAGTCCCTTAGTTCCTCTCTTGTATAAAAAGTGGTTACGTCCCATTGACCATTTTCGTATGTAGGTATTTCTCTAAACATTATTTCTTACTATCACTGCTAGTTATCTGATTGATAATATCAATGTTTCCTTTACCTCTATGTAGTAAATACAATAGTGTATTTATGTCTTTACTACGTAGGATACCTTTTATTTCATAATTACTCCAATAACCGTTGTATAAGTGTCTAGGAATAGCATTCCATAAACTAGTGTATGGATTTAGATGAAATATCCAATCTTGCATAAACTCATACTTCACATCTGATTGTTCCTCCACTGGAGAAAACTCTTTGATGTTTTCATAATCTGTGTAAACTTCTTGTTTCATAATATAACTTATTTAAAATTTTTAGGAAAGTAGAAGATGGGTGCGTGGACATCTACTTTTACAACTGGCATTTCTAACCGATTACGTACACAGCCCTTTCTACAGTTAAAAGTGTACGCCATCCCAGTTAACCTAAACTGCTGTAGAGGATGGAGTCGAACCACCAAGTGGACTTTAGGAACAGAACAGATGTGCACGTTAGTGGTCAACCCTTTATTCTGTCTTTATCAGTAGCTCCACACCCCCGAGACAGGAGGGCACGTCTGCCTATTTCGTCACTCTACAATACTATTACTTGTTATACTCGTATTCTAGTATCTTACCAACAATATCACTACGGTGATTTTCTTTTAGTTTAATCCACTTAATCTCTTCTATCTTTTTAGATAGTTCAATAGCATAGGTCAAACCTGTAACACTATGTTTAGTGTCTTGTTGTTCATTATCACCGTTAATAATAATCTTACCTGTTTTACCAAGTCTGGTTAGAATAGCCAACATCTCAGTTTTAGTGAGGTTTTGTGCTTCTTCTACAACAAGAATGTCATCTATAGTTTTACCACGAATAAACTGTACGGGATAAGCAATGATCTTCTCATCTTTTACCATAGACTGAATCTTCACTTTGTCTGCACACTTTACAAGATTCTCTTGGAATGCTTCTAAATAAGGATTAAACTTCTCATCTAGAGATCCTGGAAGAAATCCTAAAGAGTTACCTACCTCTATAGTGGCACGTGTTACAAAAATCTGGTCACACTGCTTCTTATTCAGGAAATCTAGTGCACTTAATGCACATACTAAGGATTTACCACTACCAGCTCTACCTGTAACTATTACAATCTGGTTTTCAATAATTAAACGTCTAGCATCTTTCTGTTCATCATTAAGAGTTACATGATATTTAATTTCTTGTTTACGTTCTCTGTTTGGTTCTCTCATGTTTTTACTATTGGTCATACGCTAAGTTTTGTCCCCCTCTTACTTGTGACTGTTGTTCTTCCATCAAGTCTCTATATACTCCTTTAAAACTTTGTCTAACAGAGTCAAATCTTTCTGCAATTCTAAGGATGGCTGTAGCAGATCCGTCTCTACCAGATGTCACCTTTTCTGTAGCCATAAAACCGGCCATATTATCTAGTGCAATTTTAATACCCTGGTATGCTCTGTATGTAGGAGTCTCGTACATCTTCTTACACATACGTAGTCCATTTACTACAAGATCATCTTCTGTAGAAAAGTCACCATCCACTTCTGCTAGAATAACTTCTTCTTTGTCCGTTTCTGGAATATCAAAGAAAGGATTTAAATCTGGGTTAGGACAAGTCATGTAGAATAAGTATGTATAAACCTTTACAGATTCATCACCATACTCATCCATAATATCTTTTAAAAACTTTAATGTATAACAGTGTTCACTAGGAACCACTTTACCATTATGTATATCAAATAATCTTACCATTAGTTCCAATGTTTATTTTCTCTTTCAAAATAGAAAGTGAGGTCTTGTTTAGTGTCATCATAGTATTCTGCTACAATATCACTTTTAAATTTACTTCCAATATTTTCATACAAGGTAGTAGTAATTATATTACCACATAATCTTTTATTAAGTAATTTTTTAAGCCAAGTGTATGTTCCTCCACGAATTACACCTGCTTCTACTAAAAGATAATTTAAATATGCTGTATCAGAAAACTTAAGCCAGTTATCAATATCCTGATCTGCTTTTCTTACATACTTATATACATCTTCATCTGGATAGGCTATATGTATAGGAAGTACATCACACATTTCACCATCTTTACTCAAGTTATGAGCTATATGCATAGCTACAGTGGCAGAATAATCTGGGCTAACCATAATAACAAGTGTATTAGCTGGAGTGATATCAGGATAAGTTTCTAAAATTTTTTCAGAAAGAGTATAGATTAAATTTCTTTCTTTAATCCTAGAAACAAATAAAGGTTTTCTCATTAGTGTTTAGCTTTTAAGTTATCACGGTTATCTTCTAACCAATGTAACAAGTTGATCACTTCTGTTTTTAAATACGGAAGATCATATTGTACAATATCTTTCACTATAGGATCACCATTTGTATCAAGAGCGGTGATTGGGTTACCAAACTTATCTTTACCCACTTCTTCAAACTGAATATGGTGGATAGTTAATATACCCGGCTTAAGTCTAGGATTATGCTTTAGTATAATGTACATATACAAGCTAAGCTGTAAGGCATAGTGGTTTACATTACAATCATCTAGATGAGCTACAGGTGAATTCATTTTAGTCACCTTACCCTCCCAGTTAGTAAAACCCTCAGTTTTGATTTCTTTGTTAGTCTTGTAGTCTGTAATGTGTACCTCTCCATCAATCACTTCTACTAAGTCTGACTGACCACATAGTCCTGCAGATTTTAAGTAAACCATATGCTCAGGATATACGCCATCTGTGAGCTTCTGATTAGGAGAAAATTTAGTACCCTCAACTTCAATCGGTTTAAAAATAGGTACAGTGGATCCATGTCTTTCTATTGTTTCTAATGCACATATATCTGATTCTCTGCAATTGTGATACCATGTACCTAATGTGGTTGCTCTTAGAGCCTCATTAGTCCATGCTTGTTTAATTTCTTCTGGCGTCATGCCGTACCATTTTGACTTTCTAGACTTAGATGTCTTTTCAGCAATCTTATCTGCATCAAATGGTTGTTTAAAGTTACCAATAAAGGATGTAACTGATATCCATTTAGTTGCGTCCTCTGGACTAATACTTGTGTAACTGTGATCGTGTGGGGTGAATCTCAAAATGCTCATATGTTTATGTTTAAATTCCTAATTTCTGATTAATCATATCCTCCTCTTCCTGACTCACTTCAGCTTTCCAGTGTCCCTTTGGACATTCTGAAGATAGGGATCTAGTTTTGAACCCTAGTGAACAACCGCAACCTCCTACTAGTTGATTACAACATGGGCCAGTGCCGGCCACCATACATCCTGCATCTTCTTCTGTATACGTATCACATGTTTTACAAATATGCATTCTCTGTTGTGCAATTTCCTCTACATCCTCTTTCTTAAAGATGGCATTAGTCACTCCCTCCAGGATCTGACCCTTGGCTTTCCATATCTTTATTATGTTCTCTCTTATTCCCATTGCTTTTAGTTTTATGAAGTTTAATAAAATCCTTCCTTTGCTTTTCTTCATCTAACAACTTCTTCACTGCTTTTAGATCAAACAATGTCTCAGCTGTTTTAAATCTAGCAGTCATCTGTTGTAAACCTTTTTGTTTATTACTTTCTTCAAACTTCTCTAGATTGGTAATCTTATCATCTATCTTCCAATGCTTAATGGTAAAATCCCCTAGATTGGTTATATGTACACGAGCATGCTTTAAACTAGACAGGCTCTTTCTCACCTCTTGCCAGTAAAAGTCTGTGATTTCTTTTACAAGATGTTCACTAAGCTCTGTTTGCTTAGCCACTTCTGGTATAAGATCTTTTGACTTCTTAGGCTTCAACGCACAAGAATTTAAAGTCTAACAAAATGTTACCGCTGGCATACACCTTAATATTAGGATTGATGCCAATCTTCTTTTTATTCTTCCCTTCTTTTACAATGAGGGCTTTCTTCTCGGCTTTTGTCAAACAATTACGTACAGATTGTGTACTAGAAAAGATCTGTTTGCTATGAGCTTTATTACAGAAGGACGTTAGCTCCTGTTCCCCTTCTATAGCCAAGAATGTGAGGCAGTTTAGGTCTGCATCACTTACAGGTATTTTATATAGATAGCAGTGGGTTAACAACTGGTACTTCACTATTTCCCAGGTTGTCATCCGTACACGCTTATCCACTTGGTTTACTATTGCCATTACAATTTGGTTTTTTACATCTATAAGAACAAGGGGCTATTACACCCCTTGTCTTAATACACTACATTTAAGAAGTCTTCTTAAGCTTTTTTACTTTAGCTGTTTGTTCCTTCTCTAATTCTTTGATTTCATCCTCTGACAAAGGACGGCTATCCATCTCTAATTCAATAACATCCCCCACCTTATAACCACTTTCCTCTAACTCTGGGTTAGCACGGAAGTCATCTTCTGTAAGGGTGTGTTTTTGAAACTGCTCTCCTGGTTGAGCCATAGCTTGTGGGTTAGTCATCTGACTGATAAAAGCTAAAGCCTTTAACTCCTCAGCTTTGGCCACAGCCAATTTAGTATTTAGCTCTTGAAGCTCATACTGTGCCTTCTTCACTTCAATCTGCTCATTAAAGAAAGCTACTAGCTCATCTTTTGTAGGAACCTTTGGCTCCTGCTGTGTTTGTTCTGTACTCATCGTTTGGTTTGTTTAAATTGTTAAAAGTCTAAATCAGTATTATCTTCCCCACCCTCCTCTTCTATAGAGGGTGAGAAATTAAATTCTGTAAATATTGGTAGAAACTCTTTATAAGGGGTGTCAATAATGTAGTTATCCCCATGCTCTGTAAAAACCGTGGTGCAATTGTAGACAAAAGAATCCTCTTCTTGGGATGTAAGCTTAATAGCCACCACTACACCTAGATGGAAAGCAAACGGCATCCATTGCCCCTTGTCTTCTATACCCATCATCTCCACTTTATCTATATCTATAGAGTGACAGTGGATGTTGCAACTGTGTATCATTGTTGTTTGGTTTATATTATAATATACTTAATAAGTTTAAACTTAACAAATTTAATAATAGATTCCAAACTTACTATAATAATTTTTCAACATTTGTTAATAACCCCCCACCTCTTAATACCTATATATAGACCCCCCTGGTAAAATGGTCCGTGTTAGAAGTTGTTATGACCTACTAATCAACAACTCCCCGGCTTACTTTTAGGCGATATTGCCCCCTATCTTAATTCTTAAAGTCATGATGACACTAGAAATGTTCAAAGATGCTTGCAAACTTACTAAACTTGATATCCTTAAAGGTAAGGGTCGTGAGTATGCATCTACTCCAATTGGTACTGTTTATGCTGCCAAAGACCTTAACTGGGACAAAGCAGTGTACGTAACCCAAGCGGGTGCTGATCTTAAAAGTGCTAGCGGTGAGTCATTGGCCAATACCTATTGGTTTGTGAATTCTGCTGTACAGATCACCAGAAGCGTTTAATACGCTTTTGGCTCTGCGGAGAGTACAAACATCTTACTGTCTTAACAGACGGGGCAGACCACAGCCTGGCAACAGAAGTGGTTATTTTAATTTCACTCACAACCTACATCCTAAAATCTTATGAAAAGATCTAAGACTCTTATGTTTCATACCTGGGAAGTATTCCGTAACTGGTATGTATACATGAAACTACGCTTTACAAAGTTAAAGCTTAGACTAGCCAAGCTAGCACCAGGATATACATCCAAAGTTTTTGTAGTTATCACGTACTAATGTGTGTGATTGTATGAGTGGTAGGACACCTACTGCTCATACTTCTATCCCTAAAATATTCATTAAACCAACCGTTAAGAGCGGATTAAATAGCTATAATTATGTTAAAGCAAAAAACATACATAGTATCTACCTATAATAACTATGAGTGGATAACAACCAGAGATACTTACTTCTTATGGATGCTTAAGCTAGAGTACTTCAATAAAGGTTACCGTATATGGGATTATCCTATGTGGTTAGCTAAGATAGTATATAAGCTAACAGGCAAAGGTATTCTTAAAGGTAGAAATGTAACCTTTGAGAAGTATATACCAGGTTCAGACCAAATTACTTATCACACACCTTACCACAATATTTATTAATATGATTATATACGTTATTATCTTCAAGCATAACAATCAGTTAGCAGACAACTTCTACTTCTCTTCATTTGAAGAGGCATGGGAGTTTAAAAAGACTAGGATAGCAGAGGGTTATTGTCTTAATCCTATATCTATGTATGATGTTACATGTCTATCTGCTGCTTAATATAGTTTATGTCCTACCGGTGGGGCATAGAACGTCAGTGCTTACCACACTGATGACTTACGACCAAGCCTGGTAAGCTAGTGGTATATCACGGTCATTTAACAATAAGCTCAATGTGGTGAACAGTATAACAAGCACTCTGGACAAAGTCTTGTAATCCTAGGTATATACACTTAGGTTATATATTATATTTAAATGGAACAACTGATCCAGGAGATTCAATCCTTAGAGGAGAGATTATCCAACCTTCGTTCCCAGTTAAGTGAGCACAGTGATGGCTTTGTCTATCTAACATGCTTACGTTGTTACGGCTCCCTGACTTATGAAACTTATACCAATAAGTTCTTTGTTCAGGAACTCTGTGATGAATACTATGGTGATAATGGTATTGTAGATGTCTACACTACCAATTCTAACCATGGTATATCCACTTACGGAGCAGTGTATACTATGAGTTTAGAGGATCTCCAAGAGATATCTCAGAACAACATTAGTATGTCACGAGCTATAACCAACTGGATAGCGAGGTAAATTGACTAAGATCGGGGCTTTATACCATGAGCCTGGCAACAGAAGGTACACTTTCTTTCACTAACATTAATCCAAAATGATTATGAAATCTATTATCTTATTAGTTATCTACTTTGTCTCATACATCTTCTTCTTCTTGTTACTATCCAGTGTAGGTATGTTCTTTCAGTCCTATCTGGAGACTATCACAAGTAATGGCTGGTTCATGGCTTACAGCTTATTCCTAGGCTGGTGGTTAGCCATCTTCCCGGCTCGTGAATACTACATGAAGAACGAAGAGTATTTTGAGAAAGTATTTTAAGACAGCTCATATTTGACCCCATTAACATAGATATTATATAGTATATACTCTATACTATGTTAAGGAGAGCTCAAATATGACCTCACTAAAAACTCATTCCTATGGAAAATATGAGATTTTTTCCCCTCAAAGTAGTCATGCCAGATGGTCAAGTGTACACTAAACAGGTCTATGCTTGTACCAAATGGCATGCTATAGAGAGATTATACTCTATATTATCAGAGTATCAGCCCAATCGTGCGATGTACAAACTGAATAAAAGAAATGAAAAAGCTTCATAAACTTAACCTAATAGAGACAGTGTTCTTTATCATAGGTTTATCATTACTTATTACTGGTCTAATAGTATGGTGGTCACGCTTCCTAGAAGTACACAAATACCTGCTAATGACCGTTTAACTTATATGGATGGTTAGTGAATCCCTGGAGATTACGTCAAAGGGGAAACTAACATATTAAATCATTTACTAATCCTTAATTCAATCCAAAATGGAAAAAACCCTAATTAGACGTAGCAGAGTTACGCTAAAATTCATCAAGAACACAATATTCTT